ACATCGCTTCCTCAAACGACTTCACCGCGCGAACTTTGTTGCCCTTGGCGTCGGTGCGCTCGTTGTAAGGGTTGAATTCGCCCTCGGCGGGCTTGGCCGTCGAGTGGAGAGGGTTACGTGACTGGGGTGGGGTTACCGAAGCCAGCCGGTTCTTCTCTTCGAGATCCTTGGTGAGCTTGGCCGTGTTGTCCTTGATCCACTCGTCACGCTCGGCCTTCTTGCGCGCGTCCCATGTCAGCCGGTCCACGGCATCGGCGACCTGGAGGAAACCGTCCTTATCCTTGAGCTGATGGTCAGAGGCATACTTATAGGCGGCCTCGTAATCCACAGTCACGCCCTTGGGCAGGTCCTTGGTGGCCTGAGCGAACTGTGACTGGTACTGATCCGAGAGGTAACGCCCGACCGAGGTGTTCACGACCCCTGTCACGCGGCCAAGGCCGTCAGTCAAAGTGGTCTTGAGAGAATCAAACTGAGAGGGCAAAGCGTCAAGCTTCGTGCGAAGTTCAGTGATGGTTGAGTCACGCTTGTCCAGTTCCGCCTTCACCAATTTCACAACCGGACCAAGCAGGGGGTCATTCTCGTCAAGACCATACTCAGTTGCTGCGGCAGCACGGAGATCGGCTACCGTGGGCTGCTTGACCACTTGCTGCGGCTGAACCGGTGGAACAATCTTGCCGTCCTGCGCCATCCAGCCGGCCTGTACGGCCTGCTGGAACTTGGCTGCGAAGGCCAGTTCAGCCTGGCCAAGGGTATTCTGACGCTGCTCAATCTGAGCAGTCAGCGCCTGGCGCTCAGCCACGGGCAAAGCCCGAATTTCCCCAACCTGGACCGTTGATCCATCGGGGAGGTTCAGAACCATATCGTCGCCGTACTTCGCATTCGAGAGAATGTCTTTGAGGGCCATGGGGGGAGTGCTCCTTCTGAATTTGTCTAAAGGCCGGCTATCCGGCCTGTTGGGACATCATCCCGGATACCGGCGCCGAGCCGTTCTGACCAGCCGGGTTCGGGATAGCTGCGTTGTTGGCGATCGGACCAGCGGCAGCCGTGGTGGCCGCGGCCTTCTCCGCTTCCTGGATTGAGTTGTCGAGATACTTGACAACCTGAGCAAGGTTGCGCGTGACGCCGGGCAAAGTGAAGGCGGCGCGCGTGTACAAGCTGACTGCCACCGACTTGATCGAGGTCAGTGACTTGACCATCGCATCGGGGTCGGCGCCCTGGAGTTCAGCCAATTGCTGTGAAAGTTGGAGGCCGGCTGGGGTGGTGGGAGGAGAGTTGGGACCGGGAGGGCCACCGGGTCCACCGGGTCCACCGGGACCGGCAGCACCCGGACCCGCTTGGCCTGTCATGCCGGGAGGCGGAGGCATGGGACCGCCGGGACCGGCAGGAGGTCCACCACCCTGCGCGCCAATCTTTGCGATCAACTGCCGGGCCATCATCTGCGCTAAGGCTGGATTGCCTGCTGCCATTGGAGTGTGCCTCGTTCCTTGCGTTGCCTGCCTGACGCTTACTTGTCCGACCAGAACGGCTTGTCGCCGCCTTCGGGGATCAGGCCGAGGGGGTCCTTGGGCATTGCAATCGGGTTGTTGTTCACATCGGGACCGGGTTCGTTGCCGGTACGGCCGACGGTGAGCGGGCTCTTCAAAATTTCGGTGTTGAAGGTGTTGCCCATCGCTTCCTTGATCTTCGCCATTGTGCTGCTCCTTCTGGTGCTGAGGTCTGGATTGCCTGAAATGCCCGGATTATCCGGCTGACTACTTCCGCTTCTTGCCCACGCGGCGATCAATCTTCCGCGTCATCCTGTCGATCTTGCTGGTCATCTTCATGGCCGATTTCTCCTCTCCCCTTGAGTTGGGAATTGGGCCAAAGCAGTAACGCCCTGGCCCTCATCCTGTCTTGCGCATCGAACGCTTTCGGCGGGGAGGGATGAGGTCTAGTCCCCCACCAGTTCCCACCCACCTGACCGCCGAACTACTTGCGAGCGGCGGTGCGCCGACGCCGGGTGGATCGTCTTCCTCCACGAGAAGCCATCTGCGTACCTCCTTCGCTCCGGGTCGCCGAGACGACGGACTCTTGAGTCCGGCTCGACAGTTAAGAAGACGGGGCGCGAAGGCCAGCAGCACCGTCTCCGGGATGAGTCAGGGCCGGCGAGAGCTACTCTTGCGAGAGTTCTTGCCGATCCGGGCACGCATGTCGCGCAGAAACTTCCGGGGTTGGCCAAAGTCTTTTTCGACGCGGGGATCAGATTTCGAGGGGGTTCCGGCCATTGGGACGGTGGCTCCTTTCAGGAGGTTTATGCGTGGCTAAGACAGAGGAAGAAACCTCTCGGGAAGATAAATCTCCCCGATCTGATTACTTCCGGCGGGCTGCCGCGCGCTTTGCTTTCTTGGTCTCTTTACGATGCTGCGCCATATTTGTTTCTCCTTTCGCAACGAGCCGAAGCAGGTGCGATTAGGGAAATAGTAGAACGAATAAGGAGCGAACGGGGGAATGCGCCATAACACTAAGCCCTGGATGCGAGCCCGATCAGTAGATATTTTGAATAAAAGTCCTACCTGAATGCAGCCTGCCGCAGCGGGTCTGCCACACTGGAATCCCGAATTCAGCCAGCGTCCCGTTATGCAGCCACCAGTAAACGGTCTGAGGATCGCGACCCATCACGCGCGAAAATTCCTGCACGGTCAGCCAATGTGCATGCCAGTTGTGCGCAGGAAGAGAACGCGCGGAAGTGGCGCGATCGGGCAAGGAGATGACCTGCTCATCTGCAGCCCCAATTGATTCTTTCTTCTTCCGCTTACTCATTTTCTCCCGCTCCGAACTTTGGCCAACGCAGCCAATGCCTGTGAGGTTTGCTGCTCTGAGGCAACGCCTTCAGGATCGGGGTAGCCCAAAGTCCGCAATCCACGTTCCGGCCCGACCACTCCGCTTTTCATCAAATCGGGCGTGATTTTTCTAACCACGGCCTCAGACAAGGGCTGCACACTCGTTTGGTCCAGCGTGAGGCCGTAAGTAAAAGGGTCAACTATTCCGTCCCACGAGGCTAAAGTTATTCCTTCCGGTCCTTGGTACGGCAAAGTGGATTTTTGCTGATATTTGCACATCGCGTCGAAGAAAAACTCACCAACGCTTTGCGCCGTCTCACTCAGAAATCTCCCAGCCAATTGCAAAAGCCCTGATGACTGCAGCACGGCCGAGTCAAACAGGGCAGTCGAGACGTTACCATCGCCAGGGTTGCCCTGGCGCGAAGCGGAAAATCCAAGCACGTCGTTCTGGAGCGAGAGAAGTTTCTCCGCGCCCTGGAGCGCGCCTGCGCCAATCGCGTTGGGCGTAATCGGCTGCGGCGCCTTGGTCCCCGGCTTGATCGTCACCACTTCGCCAGGTAGACCACCGAACCCATCGATGTCGATTCCCGTATTCTCATCGATCACCCAGAGCGCGTTGTTCATGCGCAGGCCGTTCTCGAAAATCTGAGAGTAGAACCGCTGGGCCAGTCGCTGCATATTCTCGGTCATGCGCGTGACAGGAATCCCCCACGGGCCAAACAGCGGCGGAAGGACGTAATTGGGAAACAGGGGGAACCTGGGCGCGGTGATGTCACGCCGCGGCGGGTAGGGGTTGTCACCATCCTGAAGAATCACGCCCTCACACTCGACCAACCAGCGGCCCTGCGGATATTTCAGACGGACCTCAGGGTCAATCAATGATGTGGTGGGCACATCCGGCTTCTCCACGGTCTCGCGCGTGTAGTCCCGGCAGAAACAGTGGTGGACCAGCACGCGCCACTCAGAACTCTGAGTCTTGGCATTCTGACCAGGGGAACTGGGCATAGTCGACATCGGGCCGGGCGGCTGCGATATCCCATAACCTGAATCACCGGAGAATGGCTGAAACCCGCCCGAGGTGTGCCTCGGCTTAATAGCCTGAGAAGTCAGTGGCCACTTCAACCGCACATCCTCAAGATTCATCCACGTCCCCCAGCCGGCGTAGCTAGGATTCCACGTGTAGTCGGTGCCTGGGTCAAAGAACACCAGCCGTGGGTCGATTGCTCTGGCCCACATGCCGCCGCGAGCTCGGCTGAGGTCCGGATCAAACCCGGCCACGATCCACCCAGCGCCGCAGTAGCGCGCGGTCAGCCCAGCCATCAGCAGATGGAGGTTCATCTTGGAGATTTGCCACTGGGCCTGGAGAGAAACTTCACGGGCCAGATCGCGGGCGGAGGCAGGGGCGAGAGAAGAGTCAGCCTGCTGCGCACCAGAATAAGAGGGGTCAGATGAACCGGCCGAGGGGAACACATACATCCGGGGTGAGAGATTCGAGACTTGGTTGGCTTCCTCAAGCATGATCCGCTGCAACATCGGAATCGAAAGAGATGGCCGGTAGACTGGACCGGGGGTCATCGCGTCCTGCAGATTGTAGAGATCTTCGGCCGTCTTGGCAAAATTCTCGCCCAGGGCCTTATTGCGCGCAGAATCTGAAGATTCTATCCACTCACGAATGTGAGATGCTCTCGGGTCGATGCTCTCTTGTTTCTGAGACTTGCGGGACTCTTTCGTGATGACAAACACATTCGCCATTCAATCCCTCAGCCTTGTTTCATCTATCGTAGCACCACTCTAAGCCCTTTTGCGACTGCGCTTGGCTTGAGATTTCTTGACCACGGAATTAGCCCCGCGAATCGCGCGAGAATCGGAGCCGGTTCGTTTCAGAATGGAGTTTGCCACATCCCGCCACTGACGACGGCGCTTCGGCGACTTGACACTTTTATTGTGCTTGGAAACGTCGCGCGCAGTCCACGGCACAATCAGCCCCTCTTCTTCGCCGAGCGTTTACCTGACTTCTTCTCAGCCAGACGAGTGGCTTTACGCAGGAAGCCGACAGGGTGACTGCGGCTTTCTTGCTCCGGTGTCTCTTGGCTCTCTGGCGTGCATCGCTCTTGCTTCTTCAACTGCGACCTCCGGTTCTGGGCCGGCGACGCCGGGCATGATTGCGTGAGTGGGCGTGCATGGCGTGGGCCGCCAGGCCGTGGGCAGCGGGGGAGGGGGACGAACCCGTCTCCCCCTCGGCGGCGGACATGCCGGAGCCAGTTTGCCCATCCCGTTTAGATTTCTTTTTGGCTGATTTCTTGCCCCCGCCGAGGGCTGTTCTCGCGTGGCTCAAAGCCTCATCTGTGGTCGACGCTACGCGGCGAATCGTGCGGCCGGACTCGTCCTTCTTGGTCGATTTCTGGTGGTGGCGAACGACGAAGCCGTTGTCGGCCGGCTCGATGGTCACTTCAGGAGGGGCGTTGTCGGAAGGGTCCATCATGCGCGCCGGCTCGCTTTCTTCCCGCGGCGGATCGATGACGAGACACGGTGGGGGGTTGAGACCGAAGGGGCGCCACCGGAGCGGCCAGGGGGCCGGGCGGATGGCGAGCGGTACTGCTTACGTGGGTTCTCGGGGAGGGCAGAGGAGAACTCGGCGGGAGCGGTAGTCTGATACTTGGCGCGGGCAGTGGACATCGAGGTGTGTTCCTCCTCGTCCTCGGGGGCAAGACGGTTCTGTGGGAAATGGTAACGCAGAGAAGGGGCTGTGTGTAAGAAAAGGCCATAACACTAAGATTTTAGTTGACCCCGATACTAAGTTTGCAATAAACTCTGAGCATCGTGCAAGAAGGCACCCACCTCCTCACCTACCTATCTGTTTGTTCAGGAATCGAGGCCGCAACCGTGGCCTGGCACCCCCTCGGCTGGAAGCCCATTGGCTTCGCCGAAATCGACAAATTTCCCAGCGCGGTTCTAGCCCATCACTACCCAGAGGTAAAAAACTATGGCGACTTCACGAAAATCGAACCGAAAGACCTCTCTTGCCACCCTGACATCCTCGTCGGAGGAACCCCGTGCCAATCTTTTTCCATCGCGGGCAAGCGAGCTGGATTGGATGATCCTCGTGGCAACCTCACCCTTGAATTCGTTCGACTTGCTGCACGCCTACGGACCCGATGGTTGGTCTGGGAGAACGTCCCCGGTGTCCTGTCGATTGACGGAGGACAAACGTTTGGAGCCTTCCTCGGGGCGTTGGGGGAAGTCGGGTATGGGGTCGCCTACCGAATTCTTGACGCTCAATACATTGGAGTTCCCCAGCGCCGCCGTCGCGTCTTCGTTGTCGGACATTTTGGAGACTGGCGCCGTGCCGCAGCGGTACTTTTTGAGCGCCAAAGCCTGTCGGGGGATACTCCGCCGAGCCGAGAAAAGAGGAAAAGCGCTCCCACCATCCCTTCGCGCCGCACTACTGGCGGTGGCTTGGGAACCGACTTCGACTGCGACGGCAGACTCATCCCAACCGCCTTCTCCTGCAAAGATTCCGGCCTCGACTCAGGCGAAATCTCTCCAACCCTGCGCGGAATGGGGCACTCGGAAAGCCATGCGAACGCTGGGGGACAGGTAGCAGTG